GGCACAAACAGTAGAGAATGGAGTTCTTGCAGGACCCATTACGATTCCAGGAACAATAACAGTAACAGGAACATTGGTAATCGTCTAATGAGTAAAATTAAAGTAAACACAATCGCACCAAGATCAGGAACAACAGTCACTCTAGGAGAAGCAGGAGACACCATTGCTTTAGGAGCCTGTGCTTCACAAACAGGTTTTGGTAGAACAGGAACTGTTGACTGGTGCACAACCGCTAAAACATCACCTTTTACCGCAGTTTCTGGTAAGGGTTATATGGTTAACACTTGCGGTGGTGCTGTAACAGCTACCTTACCATCTTCACCTACAGCAGGAGATATAGTTTCGATAGCTGATTATAAATCTACTTGGGCAGTTGCTTGTAAAGCAGTTACTTTAGGTAGAGGAGGATCAAAAATTAATGGTTCTTGTGAAAACTCGGTATTAAATACCAAAGGCCAATCCGTTACAATGGTTTATATTGATGGAACTCAGGGTTGGAAATCAGTTCAAGATTCAACAAGTGATGTATCAGGTACGCCTGATTTTATTTGTGCTTCAGGAGGAAACGCAACAGTTACTTGTGGAGATTATAAAACGCATATTTTTACAGGTGATGGTACTTTTACCGTTGCAAGTATATCTCCCACAGCACCTAATAATGTTGTCGAATATTTAATAGTTGCAGGAGGTGGAACGGGAGGCACTGGTAGAGGTGGCGGAGGTGGAGCAGGAGGTTTTAGAATGTTTGCTTCTTCACCTGGTTGTCATTCTCCTTTAAATGCACCCGCAGGAATAACAGTTACAGCTTCTCCTTATTCAATAGTAGTAGGCGGAGGTGGATCAGGTCAAGCAAGTTTTCCCCCAGTTGCAGTAGGAAGCGACGGTGAGGCTTCAAGTGGTTTAGGTTTAACATCCGCAGGTGGCGGAGGTGGTGGATCAGGTCCAGGTGGAACGATAGGTCAAAATGGAGGTTCCGGTGGAGGACAAGCATTTAATAATCCAGGAGGTGGGGTAGGAAATACACCACCAGTAAGTCCACCGCAAGGTCAAAATGGAGGAACAGGAAATACAGCACCAGCCCCTTGTACCCAAAGAGGTGGAGGTGGCGGAGGTGGTGCTGGCGGCGTAGGTGGAAATACAGGAGGAAGTGGTCCAAGAGGAGCAGGCGGTATAGGAGCTTATTTAGGAGATCCATTTATTGGTCCAACAGCTCCAAGTTATGGCACACCAGGACCGGTGAGCTCAACAAGATATTTTGCAGGTGGTGGAGGAGCAGGTGGTCAAGCAGGAACAGGAGGAGATAGTAGTGGAGGCAAAGGTCCAACAGCCTGTGGTGCAGGTTATGGAGGTGGTACAGCAGGAACAACAACTGGAGGAGGTTGTCACGCAACAGTTAATAGCGGTGGAGGTTCTGGAGGTGCAGGAGAATCTACTTATACAGGCCCCTCAAGTTCTCCTACTCAATATACAGGAAATGGTGGTTCAGGAATAGTAATGATTAGATATAAATATCAATAATTAATATGGATTTACTTTTTAAAATAAGTATAATATAAGGAGAAACATTATGGCACATTACGCAAAATTAGGAGCAAACAATAAAGTTATTGGAGTTCACGTTGTGAATGATAGTGACTGTATAAATGCTGATGGTGTTGAAGATGAAGAAGTAGGTAGACAGTTTTTGGAAAGAATACATCACTGGCCACTTTGGAAAAAAACATCTTATAATACATCAAATAATACTCACTCATCAGGCGATAATTCTAAAGCCCTAAGAGGAAATTATGCTGGTATTGGGATGACTTACGATGAAGATAACGATATTTTTATTAGTAAAAAACCTTTTGCAAGTTGGGTGCTGAATACATCAGAAGCTAGATGGCAGTCTCCAATAGGAGATGCACCTGAATTAACAGGTGGTGAAGAACTTACTCATAGATATGAGTGGAATGAAAGCTCGCAAGCTTGGGATAAAACAGCTAGGGAATAATCTTGACATTATTAGTAAATTAAACTACATACCTAATAGGTATGCAAAAGAAAGTATTATCGGAAATAGACTTATATTGGGGCGACATAAAAACGCCTAAGGGTTTTGAAATTAAAAGAGATGTTATTAAAAATAACATTTTAAATTCTTTTATAAAAGAAAAAAGAATAAGTAATAACATTAAAGATTATTCTTATTCTGATTATCAATTAGAATATTTTCAAAGTCATCAATGGTTACAAGATTATATTCGAGATCATTTTAGAGCTGACTATAATCGTACATTAATCCCTAAATTATCTTGGGGAAATGTTTATGAGTATAATCAAAAATCTTTTTCTAGAGCTAATGTTGATCCGCTTGATTTAAGAAATGCGCCGGATTATACATTCATCTATGGAGTCGATGTTGGTCAAGACTCTACCGGTATTATAATAGAATATGATGATAATAGAAGAAAAGGACGAAGTTGGCATTTTCCTTTAAACAACAATGAATTTGTTATATTTCCAAGCACAAATCAATATTTTATTAGTCCTAATAAATCTAAACAAATGAATATAATTTTAACAACTACTTATGAATTTATCTAATTATTTTTGGTACTTTCAATCTGTTGTGCCTCCTAGAATCTGCGATATGATTATTCAATATGGAAAGACAGAAAAAAAAAGAGAAGTAACAGCTATTACAGGAGGTTTAGGAAGGGATAGAGATTTAAAACAAAAACCTTTAACAAAAGAAGAATTAAAAGATTTAAAAAAGAAAAGAGATTCTAATATCGTTTGGATGAATGATCGTTGGATATATAAAGAAATTCAACCTTATGTTCGTACTGCCAATCAAAATGCAGGGTGGAATTTTTTTTGGGATTGGTCGGAATCTTGCCAATTTACTAAATATAAAAAAGGTCAATATTACGATTGGCATTGTGATAGTTGGGATAAACCTTATACAGAAGGACCAATTAAAGGAAAAATTAGAAAATTATCAGTAACAGTTACTTTATCTGATCCTAAAACATATAAAGGTGGTGAATTAGAATTTGATTTTAGACAACAAGACCCTGATAAACCCAGAGAACCTAGAACTTGCACAGAAATATTACCGAAAGGTTCTATTGTTGTGTTTCCTAGTTTTGTTTGGCATAGAGTTAAACCAGTAACGAAAGGAGTAAGGTATAGTCTAGTGATTTGGAATCTAGGTTATCCGTTTCAATAATATGGAAGGAAGTAATAATAATGTTAAATTTGATAGTGCGGCTTATTTTAGTACACCCGTCTGGACAGCAGATGCTTCAATTTTTTTAACTAAAATGTTAAAATTGACCGATGGCTATTTAAAATATACCCATAAAAAAATAATGAAGAAAGCCATTAAAGAAAGGAATAAAGAATTAGGGGCAAATCTTGATGACTTTGGTTTGTCGAATCATTCCGAATCATTTAACAATGATCCTAAAGCGAAAGACTTTGTAGATTTTTGTGGAAACCGTTCTTATGAATTTTTAGATTGGTGTGGTTTTGATTTAAGAAATCATAGCTTACACTTTACCGAATGTTGGGTTCAAGAATTTAGTAAAAAAGGTGGGGGTTATCACGATACGCACGTTCATTGGAATCAACACGTATCAGGTTTTTATTTTTTAAAATGTAGTAATAAAACTTCAATGCCTGTTTTACACGATCCAAGACCAGGAGCTATGATGACCAAACTTCCACAAAAAAATGGAGCTAAAATTTCATTTGCAAATGAGGCTGTTCATTACAAAGTAAAACCTGGAATGATGGTAATGATTCCTGGTTATACTCCCCATCAATATCCTATTGATATGGGATTAGAACCCTTTAGATTCATTCATTGGAACATACAAGCTGTTCCTTCAGCTATATCCCAAACAACTTCAATGAAAAAAAAGGAAAAGAAATGAGTTGGACTCAAACACAAAAGAAAATGATTCACGAATTAAATGGGTCCGTTTTTTCAGCTGATCCTATTAATCAAACCATCGATCCAATGAATCCTATTGATGTTCATAATAATCATTATGTAATGGAATTAAAAAATAGAGAAGCCTATACCCCTCAAGCTTTTAATGGGTCTTTTATAGAAAAAATAAAATATGATTTTTTAATTAAAAATTGTAATGGCAAAATTCCTGGTTATGTTTGTCGTTTTAAAGACGGTTCTTATTGGGCTTGGAATTTAAAGAAAGTTCCTGAACCTAAATGGTATACCAAAAAACTTCCTCAAACGACTCATTTTAATCGAACCGAATGGGTGGATAAAGAAGTAGGAGATTTATATTTAACAGATGGAGTAAAATTAATATGAGTTTTAAAAAGAATAAATATACTGTTTTAAAAAAAGCAATTAGTCCACAATTAGCCAAATTTGTTACACAATATTTTTTATTAAAAT